GAACGCGCGCCTGTTCCGAGAGCAGTGCCGCGAGATTCGCCGCAAGGCAACTGGTGGCGCACCTGAACACGCCTAACGTTTGAGCTAACTTGCCCGCAAGGGCGCGCGAGGAACCATGACAAACGAGACACTGCCGCCCGCCCTTGCGGGTCAAGTTGAGCGAGGGGTTATGCCCGCCGTGCCGAAGCGCGGGGTGGTTGAGCGCCTGCGCTCCGGGCACACAGACTGGGACGGCTCGCAGATGGCGGCCGAGACACCGCCTATGGACTGCCTGACAGCAGGGGATGTGCGCGAAGCCGCCGACGAGCTGGTGCGCCTGCACGGCCAGATGGAGACGCTTGGACGCTGGATCGTGGAGGCGCTGAAGGTCTTGGACACCATTGACCCCGACGACCTGGACGAGAGCGAGCGGCTGATGACGCTCATCAAGGGTGGCGAGATGCTCTCCATGTCCGCGCTGGCGCCGCAGATGTGGGCCAGGGCGCGCAAGAACGCCGGCAAGGGGCCGACGTGCAACGTGCTGCGGCCCTGGGAACAGCCCGAGTGAGCAGCGGGCATAACGCGATGTATCCCGCAAACCCTGCGGGATAAACTTGCGCCTACTTTGCGCCCTTCCCCGCCCGCTGCTCATGCTCATGCAGCGTCTCCGGCTTGATCTGCGTGTACCGCTTCAGGTGCCGCCAGTCGCGGTGGCCACTCACCACCGCCACGTGCGCAATGTCAAACCCCCGCTCGAACATCGCGCTGATCCCCTCGTGCCGCAGATCGTGCAAATGCAGGTCCGGAATGCCAAGCGCCCGGCAGGCCTCGGTGAAATACTTGCTCAGCGTCTGCACATGAATCGGGAAGATGCGCGGGTCATCCGTCACCACCTGGCGGGTGACGATGCCCCATGAATCCCCCAGCAGCGGCACCCACTGGTCATTGCCCACCTTCTGCCGCGGGTCCTTGCGGTCCCGGATCAGCACCATCTTTTTCGCCGCGTCCAGATCCGCCCAGGCGATGCGGCACACCTCCCCCCGCCGCATCGCGGTGATCGCGGCAAACAGCACCGCGTCGGCATAGACCGCCCCCCGCTCGCTGGCCAGCCAGGCCAGCACCCGCTGCAGCTCATCCTCCGTCGGCCGGCGCTCCCGCAGCCCACCGCCGCCGATCAGGCCCAAGTAAGCCAGCTTCGGCCGCGCCGCCCCGATCACGTCCGGCAGCCCATTGCCAGCGTACCGGATCACCGTCCCCAGCTTCGACAAATCGCAGTTGATCGTGTACGGCCCCGCCCCCTCATCCCGCCGCTGCTGCGCCCACCCCAGCAAATCATCCACCCCCAGCGTCGCCGCCACCTGGTGCCCCAGGCTGCGCGTCAGCTGCTTCAGCGTGTAGTGCTCCGTCGTCGTGTCCAGAATCGGCCGCGTCGCCGCCCGCAGCCGCCGGTACCGCTCGATCAGCTGCCCGATCGTCTCCCGGCTGGCCACCACCTGCGGCAACGCCCCCGCCAGCATCTGCCCCTCAATATCCCGCGCCCACGCCAGCGCCTTGGCTTTTGTCGCAAACCGTTTTGAGATAGATTTGAACCCCTTGCGCCTGATCAGCGCCCGCCACTTCCCCTCAACAAACGAAATCGACGCCACGACTCACCTCCGTATCACTCCCGTATCACTGCTCACGGTGGCGAAAAGTGTACTTCAGTGGAAGGCGGGAAGATCGAACCGGTTAGACTCCCCAGCAAGCCGCCGTAGTTCAATGCGTCGCCCCATAGGGGCCGACGATGGCGGAGACTCACTTCCGACTCACTGAGTCGTTAACGGTTGGTTGACGACTCACCACAGGCCAAAAAAAAAGCCCTCCCACCCGGTCAAGGGTGGGAGGGCTTTGTTGTGCGACCAGGCGGCTAGTTGCTGCCTGGGCTTGGGCCGGCAGTGGGCGTGCGGTTGCGGGTGGTGGTCTGGCCGGCGGTGGGCGTGCGGTTGCGGGTGGTGGTCTGGCCGAAGTAATAGCCGGTCAGGCCGCCCAGGATCAGGCCGATGACGCCGTTGGCGATGGCGCTGCGCACGTCGTCGCTGAAGGGCTGGCCGAACAGGCCGACCACAGCGCCGACCAGCAGGTACACCAGGGGCAGCAGGCCGACCGAGATCAGGAAGCTGGGTGAACGCCATGGCGGCTCGCCTCGGGCGACAAATTCGGCATCGGCCTTGCGGGCCTCGGCAATGCCGCCGGCGTCGGTGATGCGTGCCCAGCTGGCGTCGATGGCGGCGCGCACGGCGGCGGCGGCCTGCGGGTCGCCTTTGACGGCTTCGGCCAGCTGCTGTTCGGTCTGGACGTTCAGGGCCTGTTTGGCCACGTCCACGGCGATCTGGATCGCCTGCGCGTTGCGCTGCGGCACCGTCACGCCGTCGTCGCTGAAGCTCTTGACCAGCTTGGGCACGGCGTCAAACAGGGCCGGCAGGGCGGCCAACAGAAACGGGGCCATGGGCGCCTCCTGGGGTGGTGGGTTGAGGGTGGGGGTGATGAACAGGTCGGGGTTGGCGTAGCTCTCGCCGCCCTGCTCCAGCTGCACCAGCGGTGGTTCGGGCGGGGCCTCGGCAAAGCAGCCGCCGGATTGCTCGTAGATCTCGCGGGCCTTGGCCAGCGTGGTGGTGGGCTGGCCGTAGGGAGAGCCTGGCAGGCTGGCCCACTCTTTGTTGCACTTGGCCACGGCCGCGTCAAAGCGCCCGGCGATCACGTCGTCCAGCGCCTTGCGGCCCAGGATCAGCGCGATCGCGCCCAGGTCCTGGTTGTGCGGGCTGAAGTCTTCAAACCCCCACTGCCTGACCAGCCCGTCCCAGGTGCGGGTCAGGAACTGGTACGCCCCGGCCGCTGAGCTGGTCAGCGTGCCGCCTTTTTTGAGCGCATACGTCTGCACCTGGCGCGGGTGGTCGGCAAAGCTGTCGAACAGCTTGCCGCCGAACATGCGCCGGTACCCGTCTTCATCGCTGGTGCCTTCGCCGTGGCGGATCATGGCCAGAAAGGCGCGCACGTTGGTGCTGGCCAGGGCGTCGAGGAGTCTCATTTCTTACCGCCTTCCAGGGCCTGCAGTCGAAGCTCAATGCGCGCGATCGAGCCTTGCGCCTGCGCCTGCGCGGCGTTGATGTCGTGGATGGCGCTGTTGGCATAGGTCCAGATGCCCAGCCCGATCACCTGCACCCCGCCCAACACCCAGGCGATCACCCGCCACGCCCCGCGGGCCTGGTCGAGCAAGCTGGTGTCGCGGGCGGTTTTTTCCTCGAACCGCGTCAGGTGCGCGTCCAGCTTCTCGCTCAGCTCGCGCGTGGTCTCGGTGTTGCTGATCAGGCTCTGGTTGATCGCATTCAGCAGGATCAAAAACGCCCGCAGCTTCTGGTCGTTTTCTTCGGCGATCAGCTTCTCGATGTCGTAGACGGTGGCGTGGCTGGGCATGTGGCCTCTCCGGTGGTCAGGGTTGCAGCGTGGCTGGGCATGTGGCCTCTCCGGTGGTCAGGGTTGCAGCGCGGCCAGGGCCGCGGCGCGGATGATGGCGTCCATGCGGGCGTGCTCAGTCGCGGTCGGGTGGATGCCGTCTGTGGTGCGCGGGATGGGGCCGCAGCCGGCGGCCACATCCACGTCTTGCACGGCGCGCAGGGCCTGGGCGGTGGCGGCGCCAAGGTCGCTGTCCAGGCACGGCATGCCGACCACGATGGGCCGGCGGCCTTGGGCGCGCACCTGGGCCGCCAGGGCGGTGACGTTGGCCACGGTCTGCTCCGGCGTCATCAGGCGGATGGCGTCTGCCATGCCGTAGCGGATGACCACCACGCGGGCGCTGGTGTCGGTGGGGGACAGGGGGGCACAGCTGCCCTGCCCCCACACCGCGTAGTCGGCGGCCAGGAAGGTGCCGTCGGCAATTTCGGCCACACGGCCGGCCGTCAGGCTGTCGCCGTAGAAGGCCACCTGCACCTTGCGCGCGCGCCGGGCGGTGGTGGTCTGCGCCTGCGCGCTGGCCACAAAGCCGGCCAGCTCTGCGGCGCTGGCGCCGTCGGCGCCCTCGGGTTCGTGGCCGCCGCCACAGGCGAGCAGCGCCACCAGCAGCGCGGCGGCGGTGCTGGTGGGGATGGCGCGCGTCACCATGTGGCATGCGCCATGCGGCGCCAGGTGTTGGTGGCGATGCACACGTACACATAGCTGGCGTCCCAGCAGATGTCGCCGGCGTTGCCGCTGGCGCTGGCGCTGGCGGGGGTGCGGGCGGTGCGCAGGCGCAGGGTGTTGCCGTTCACGTCCAGCGGCGCGGTGGGCACGTCGGGGGCGCCCACCAGCACGTAGCCGGTGGCGCTGCTGATCTGCATGCGGGCCGCGCCGGCCACCAGGTCCAGAAAGCGCAGGTACTCTGCGCCGCCGGCGGTGTACACGTCCAGCGCAAAGGCGCGGGCGTTGTCGCTGGCGCGGTGAAAGTCCAGCTGCCCGCCTTCGGCGCTGGTGTCCACCCGGCCCAGCGCCAGGGCCGCGTCGGCGTGGGGGGTGGCGCCGTTCAGGGCGCGCTTGCCCGTCCACGGCGCTGGCACGATCAGCCAGCCGGCGGCCGGGTTGGCCCGTGGCACGGCCAGGAACCAGTCACCGGCCGCCAGCGTCAGGTTCACCCCGCCGGGGCACACCAGGGTGGTGGCGTTGTGCGTGAGGCTGCAGGCCACGGCCACGCGCACGGCCACCATGCCGGCGCTGTACACCGTGCCCAGGCTGCTGATGGCGCCGCTGCCGCTGGTCAGCGCCACGCGCTGGGTGTTGCCGCCGCCGATGTCCACCGTGGCGGCCACGGCCAGCGCGGTTTCGTCGTCGCCAAACCAGTCGCGCATGGCGTTGAGCTGATCGACAGCGGTCTTCAAATCGGCCCGGGCGCTGGCTGGGCTGTCGGCGCCGGCGTCCAGGTTGGTGGTGGCAATGCTTGCGGTGGGAAAGGGCATGGTGGGGTCACACTCCGGTGATGGATGCGTCGATGTAGGCGGGGTCGGTCAGGGCGCCGTCCAGGCGCACCTGCACCCGCGGGCCGCTGGCGGTCTTGTCGATCAGCGACCAGCTCCACACACCCTGGCGGGTGTCGCGGATGGCCACGGCAATGGCGGTGATGCGGCTGTATTCGCCGTTGGTGGGCAGCACAAAGTCGCCCGCGGTGATGCGGTTGGCCGCGGGCAGGCTGGCGGGGGCCAGGTCGCTGATCTGCTGGGTTCGGGTGCGGGCCCGCACGCTGTAGCCCAGCGACTCGATCACCGGCGGCACGTTGCCGGCATAGGCCGTCAGCGACAGCCGCACCTGAAACCACCGGCCGGTGAACACGTCCACATTGCTGGCCCAGGGCTGGCTGGCCACGTCGGCTTCGCTCACGCTGCTGGCGCGCACCTCGGTGGTCACGCGCGCACCCACGGTGACGCGCTCGAGCGTGATGGCCGCGCCGGTGATCACGGCGCCCAGGTCTCGCACCGGGGTTTCGTAGGTCACCGTGTCGCTGAAGCCGGCGTTCCACGCGCCGAAGGCGTCCCAGGTGGTCAGGGCGGCCCAGGTGGTGCTGTTCGTCGCCTCCAGGTACGGGGGCGAGCCGATGGCGGTGCACCAGGTCTTGGTGCCCGGCCAGCCGTCGGCATGGTCGGCCCAGGTGGCCAGCGGTGCGCCCACGCCCCAGGCCTGGTGCACCACCTGCGCGCACCACACCCCCACGGCAGACGCCGTGCGGTACCGGGCCCGGAAGATGTAGTGCACCCCGCTGCGGGTGCCGGTGATGACCAGCGAATCGTCCGCCCCGCCGGTGCTGGCGCTGCGCCAGTCTTCGGTGCTGTCGGCGGCCCGCCACTGCACTTCGATGCGGCCGCCGTACAGCACGCCGGCATGGGTGGGGGTGGTCCAGCTCACGCGGGCCTGGCTGGTCCAGCTGCCGTCGGGCTGCTGCACACTCTCTGCCTGGCCGCTGGTCACCGTGAGGCCCGCCACGTCGGGCACGTCCCAGGCGGCGGGCAAGTTGGTGTTGTCTGCCCCGCCCTGCGCGGAAAAGCTGGCGTCCAGCGTGTAGATGCTGGCGGTGGTTTCCTTCAGGGTGAGCTTGACGTGCGTGCCGTCAAACTCGCGCGCCAGCACCACAAAGGTCTTGGCCGTCCAGCCAAAGCGGCTGAGCGTCAGCGCCACGGTGTCGAACAGCTCCACCGGGTAGGCGGTGAGCTTGAAGGGCAGCACCACCGTGAGCGGGTCGCGCGCGTCCCGCAGCATGATGCCGGCCACATGCAGGGCCTGCGGGGCGTAGCCCACCGCGGGCATGGTGACGGCCTGCGCCAGGGTGGCGCCGTCGCGGGTGACCAGGGCGCTGCTGGTCAGCGGCGTGAGGGCCGTCTGTTTGTAGTCCTGCGCGGTGTCCCAAATGGTGGCGGTGACGGTGTTGAAAAGCTGGTCACGCGCGCGGTGGGTGGTGATGGTGATGCCGCTTTGGCTGGCGGCGCCGTCCGGGCCGCGCTGCACCACGGCCAGATCGGCATCGGTCAGGGTCTTGACGCTGGCGGTCCACGCGCCGGCCTTCAGGTACAGCTGGCCGGCGGCATAGGCCCACATGCCCGCCATGGCCTGCGCCAGATCGTCCAACACGTCGCGGGCGGGCGAGCCAAAGGGCACCACCAGCGCGGCCTTGTACAGCGCGCGGGCGGGCTGCGCCACCCCCGCCACGGTGTAGACGGTGCTGGTGTCGCAGGCGTTGGCCGCAGCGCTGATGCGGGTGTCTTCGTCCGCCGTGATGCTGGTGCGCTTGCCGAAGGCGGCGTGCGTGAGCACGTGGCGGGCCATAAGGGCGGGGTTTTCCGTCCAGACGGTGGTGCCGGTGCGGGGGTCGTAGCACTTGGCGCCACGGATCACCGCCGTCACGTTGGGCAAGCCGCTGGGAAAGGCGGTTTCGTCGTACCAGCACTCGACCACCAGGTACGCCACCCCACGGGCGCGGTGGGCGCTGCTCCACAGCGCGGGAAAGTCGGCCACCAGCGTGGCGTCTGCCGTCTGGCCGGCGGTGCCCAGGTAGGAGGTGACGCGCACCTTGCTGGCCGTGTCAGCCCACTGGTAGTGCACCGTCTTGGTCTGCCCTTCGTAGGCGGACGACACCGTCAGGACCGGACCGGGGCAGGTGAAGCTGATTTGCTCGGTGTTTTCGCCAAAGCCCCCCACGATGGCCACACTGGCATCGTCCACCGGCGTGTGCGCCAGGGTGTGGGTGTTGCCGGTGAACGTCTCCGAGGCTGAGCCGCGTTGCGTCACCTGATACGGCTCGGTGGTGACGTAGCCCGAGCCGTCCAGCGTGACGGGCACGTCGTTCAGGTAGATGGTCTCGACGGCGTCGATCTCGTGCCCGGCCAGGGCGATGCACATCACAAACTTGGTGTTGTTGGCATCGGTGCTGGCCTTGAAAAACACCGTGCCGCCCTTGCGCACACGGCCCAGCACCAGCTCACGCGGGGCCACGGTGCTTTGCACGTTGACCAGACGGTCCACCTGCGCGGCGTTGAACTGCGCCCGCGCCTGCGCTTTGGCCTTGCGCTGGGCGCTGCTGGCCAGCGCGGCCGTGCCCAGCAGCAGCGCACCGCTGGCAATGGCCTGCGCGTTCATGATCATGAAGGCGCCCGAGGTGCCCCCGATGGCGGCGCCGATCTCCGCAATGGCGGCGACGACTGCCTCAGCCATGGTCCATCTCCCCACGGCCCACCCCCCACGCGGCCAGCACCTGGGGCGCGGCCAGCACGGCCAGGCCGCGCGGGCCCGGCGCCAGGGCGCTGGTGCCATTGCACACGGCCAGGATGTCGCGGCCATCGTTGCGCACCAGCAGCACGTCGCCCACGCCCGCCAGCGCGGGCGGCAGGGGCGAGCCCAGCGCGTCAGACACGGCGGCGCTCAGGCCGCCCAGCTGCTCCAGCAGCTCGGCTGCAGACAGCGCGCCGCCGTACACGCCGCGCAGGCGGCGCATGGGGTCTGCGCCGGTGAGGGCCAGCACGCTGTCGGCGGCAAAGGTGCAGCAGTCGTGCACGCCCCAGAGAAACGGCATGGGGGTGCTGGCGCGCACCAGCGCGTCCCAGCGCTCAGGCCAGTCGCGCAGGCGCTGCAGGGCCGGGGTGTAGGGGATGGGTGGCGTCTGGTGGATCATTTGTAGAAATACTCTTTGGCGGGCCAGACGACGGGCTTGTCGGACTGGTCCACCACGTAGGCAAAGGCCAGGTCACCCGCGTACAGGGCTTGCTGGTCGGCGTCGGTGTAGGTGGTTGGGGCGCTGCGCACCAGATCCACCGCGGTGCTTTCGGCCGTGCCGCTGATGACGGCGGTGTCGCCGTCTTCGGCCAGGCTGAGCACGTCGCCGCGGCCGGTCCACTCCACCGGGGCGTCCAGCACGGCGTAGGTGGTGGGGTCGAGCACGGCGGTGCGAAGCACCACCGGGGTGCCGGGCCACTGGTCAGAGCCGTCCAGCGCCAGGGTGACGGCGGTGGCGCTGGCGCCCGAGAGGTCAAACTGCAGGCCCTTGATCTCGCCCGGCGCGTCGGTGACGGCGCTGATGCTGCCCAGGCCGTAGGCGCCTTTGTAGGTGACGCCGCCGAACACCAGGTCCCACGTGCTGGTGTTGAGCGCCACGTCGGTGCCGCCGTTGGCGCTGAACTGCAGCAGCAGCAGCTGCACAATGGGCACCGCCCCCGAGCCCAGCGCCGTGGTGGTGCTGCCGCCAAGGGACCTCATGCCGGCACCTCGGCAAATTCCAGCGCCACCGGCTCACTGGCGCGCGGGCGGTAGGTGACGCCCACCCCCGGCGTGACGCACCGGAACGCCGCCGTGGGGCGGGTGAAGGTGACGGCGCTGCCGCCGCTGATGGCGCTGCGCAACCGGTTGACCAGGCTGACGGCGCCGCTGCCGCTGATGGACACATCTGCCGCCACCTGCAGCAGCAGGCCGCCAATGCCCAGCATGTCGCCGGCCTTCAGCGTGCCGGTGCCGGTGAGGGTGACGCTGCTGGCGCCCTGGCTGGCGGCGCCAAAGGTGGTGGCGCTGGCCAGCGTGCCGCGCACGGTGGGGCGGGCAAAGTGCCACAGGTTGCAGGTGTTCACCGGGCCGCGCAGGGCGGCCAGGAAGGCTTCGATGCCGGCGGCGGCGTCGTACCCCGCGCGGGGGGGCAGCTCCAGGCTGAGCAGCCAGCGGTCATTGAGCAAATCCACCGCCTGCTCGCTGCCGCCGTAGGGCGAGGCGTGCGTGCGGGCGGTGGTGGCCAGCCGCAGCTGGCAACTGCGCGGCGAAAAGCCGCTGGGCAGGGTGATGGTGGCCATGGTGGTAGCAGGAAGCGATCAGGACAGGCGCGTGCTGCGCGAAAACTCGGACACGATCTGCGCCCGCACGGTGCGCATGCCGGCCACCACGTCTGCCTGGCTGGCCACGCTGCCGATGGTGTTGTGGATGTGGATGACCACCGGCGCGCGCGACTCGCCCCCCGCCAGATCCACCGGGATGCGGCGGCCGTCGGGCAGCGGCACAAAGGCCTCGGGCGTGCTGCCCTCGCCATAGATGGCCACCTGCGGGCTGCTGGCCACGCCGCCTTTGGCATAGGCACGCACGGGCAGGCGGGCGGCGGGCACCTCGCCACGGGCCGTCATGACACCACCACGGGCGAAGGCGGCCACACGGCGCAGGCCGTCGCGGGCATCGGCCCGATCGGGCACACGCTGGGCGGCAAAGGCCTCGCGCGGCATGTCGAGCGTGGCGGGGATGCTGCGGCCGCCGGGCAGGGGCACACGGGCCAGCGGGGCGCCGTCGGAGCCGATGGACACGTGCACCGGCACGGTCTTGCCGTCCGGCAACGGCACGTAGGCTTCGGGCATGCGGCCCTCGCCGAACACGGCGAGCTGCGGCTGTGTGGCCACACCGCCGCGGGCGTAGGCGTGCACGGGCAGGCGGGCGGGGTCGATCTCGCCGCGGGCCGTCATGACACCGCCCTGGGCAAAGGCGGCGACACGGCGCAGGCCGTCGCGGGCATCGGCCCGATCGGGCACACGCTGGGCGGCAAAGGCCTCGCGCGGCATGTCGAGCGTGGCGGGGATGCTGCGGCCGCCGGGCAGGGGCACACGGGCCAGCGGGGCGCCGTCGGAGCCGATGGACACGTGCACGGGCACCGTGTGGCCGTCCGGCAGCGGGATGTACGCCTCGGGCATGCGGCCTTCGCCGTACACCGCGAGCTGCGGGCGGCGGGCAATGCCGCCCTCAGCGTAGGCGCGCACGGGGGTGCTGGCCGGCAGGGGCACGGCGCCCGCGGGCGTCATGACACCGCCGTCGGCAAAGCCCAAGGCCTTGACCAGCGACGAAAGGCCGCTGGTGATGAGCTGGCTGCCGAACTCTGCGATCGGCTTGATGATGGGCTGCAGCACGGTCTTGCCGAACTGGGCCTTGAGCTCATCCAGGAACACGGTGGCCAAGTTGCCGCCGTTGCGAAAGCCCGAGAGGATGCCGTCGCTGATGCTGCGCTCGAGCGAGGTGCTGACGGCTTTTTCGTTGTCGGCGATTTTCTTGGCGGCGTCCGCCGTTTCGTCGGCTTTGGCCTTGTCGGCAGTCAGGACGCGCTTTTGGCGCAGCAGCGCAATCTCACGCTCCAGCTGCTGGATGGCGACTTCGTTGCCTTCGATGTTCTGCGCCTGGATGAGGTCGAGCTCTTTGTCGGCAATGGCCTGGTCTTGCCGTGCCAGGATCAGCGCGGTGCGGGCTTTTTCGTCCAGGCCGATCAGCGCGATTTCGTCGCGCAGGGCCTGGTTGCTGTCGGCCATGGCGTCCAGCTCTTGCGCGCGGCTGGCCACCAGCTCTTGCGCCAGGCGCGAGGCGCCCTGCACCGCTTCAACCCGCAGGCGCTCAGCCTCGGCAGCGGCCTTGTTGGCATCGACCGTGGCGGCCAGGCCTTCCAGCAGCTCGCGCACCTGGGCGTTTTGGGCCAGCACGCCGTGCGCGGTGAGGAAGGCGCGGGCCTTCTCGACCTCGCTGAGGTCCTGCTCTTTGGCAATGGCGCCGTCCAGCTGCTTGACGTAGGCGGCCAGCGCGGTCTGCGCGTCGGTGAGGGGGTCTTTTTTGTCCTTGGCGGTCTTCTCGGACTTGACGGCGCCGGTGAAGGACAGCTTCTTTTTCGGCACCTCGGCTGCGGCCTCGGCACCGGCCACCACACCGCCGGCCACCTCTTTGCCGATGGCGGCCAGGCGGGCGGCCAGTTTGTCGCTGAAGAGGCCGCGGCTCAGGATGGCGTCGGCGTCTTCCTTCAGCGCGGCCTGAATGGCGGGCAGCTGGGCAAAGTCGCCTTGCGCCACGGCCACCACGGCGGCGCCGATGGCGCCGAAGCTCTTGCCCACCAGCGCGACAGACCGGTACACGCCGTCTGCCGCGTCCACCACAAAGCCCAGCACACGCACGGCGCTGGTGGCGAAGGTCTGCACCCCGTCATTGGCGGCCAGCGCGGACGCGCCTTTGTCCAGGCCCAGCACTTCCTTGAGCGTGTCCGTCATGGCGCCAGTGAAGGCGCTGACGGCGGGCAGGGCCTGGGTGGCCAGGGCCTGGGCGTACAGATCAAGCTCGGCGCGGACTTTGGCCTGGCGGTCGGCGTAGGCGTCGGCCTGCTCGATCATGGCTTGGGTGAGGATGACCTGACGGCCACCCTCGGCACCCAGCTCTTTGAGGAACGGCAGCAGCTTGGCGCCGCCCTTGGCCAGGGCCTCCATGACGGCGGTTTTTTCGGCGCCGTCGCCAAAGCCGGCCAGCGCCTTGGCGATCTGCTCCAGCTGCTCGGTGGGGTCTGCCTTTTTGAAGGCTTCGATGTCCAGGCCCAGCGCGGCGATGGCGGCGCCGGCGGCCTTGGATTCATCGTCCACGCCGGTGAGGTTTTTGGTGAGCTTGACGGCGAAGGCGCCCACCTCTTCCATGCTGGCGCCGCCCACCGCCGCCGACACGGCCATGGAGGCCAGGCCTTCGGCGGTGGCGCCGGTTTGTTCGGCCAGGTCTTGAAAGTCGCCCGCTTTTTTGGCCAGCGCGTCCACCGTGGTGATGACGGCGGTGGCGGCGGCCGTGGCCGCGCCAAAGCCAACGGCCAGCGCGGACCCGACGTTTTTGCCCCAGTCGGCCACGCGGCCGAGGGTTTTTTCCAGGGCAGCGGTATTGGCGACCAGATCAATCGACAGGGTTGCGAGTGCCATCGGGCGTGTCCTCGGTTGGGTTGCGGTAGGCGCGTATGGCTTGCAGGCGCCAGATCAGCGATTCGGGGTCTTGAACGCCCAGCAGGCCGGCCACCAGGGGCAGGCCGGCCCAGTCGATGCCGCCCAGGCCGGTGCGCAGCAGCTCCCAGGCGCGCAGGGCCACCAGGTGGGCGGGGTCTTGTGGCGGGGGTGCTTCGCCCTCGTAGCGGACGCCATGGGCGGCGTCCAGGAGGGCGGTCAGTTTTTTGTGTCCGCCTCGACCGCTTCGCGGTGCTCCACGATGGCGGCCAGGATGGCCTGGGCCACGGTGCGGCCCCAGGCGACGCGGTCCAGCGTGACGGCGGCCCACAGGGCGGGGGCAAAGGGGGCCGGCTCGCTGCTGCCGGCGGGGCCGATCAAGTCGGCCTCGGTGATGCCGTCCCAGCCGATGGTGTACTGCTCCACATGGCGCTGCTGCACCGCCAGGGTGTGGCGGCCGTCGGCGGTGGTGGTGAGCAGGTCGGGCAGCTCAGCCTCTGGCGGGCGCAGGATCTGCACCCGTTTGGCGGGCAGGCCGCCTTCGGTGCCGGGCTCCAGCTCGACCCAGCGCGTGCGCTGGGCACGCATCTGGGCCAGCAGGCGGTCCACCGCCGTGGCGGTGTCCGTCTTGGTGGTGGTGGTGGTGCTGGCCATGCGGGTTTAGGCCGGCAGCATGCCCACGGTGCCCTTGACCAGGAAGGTGATGCTGTTGGTGGCCTTCTGGCCAGCCTGCATGTTTTCACCCGGCAGGCCCGGCTGCGCGCGGAAGATGCGCCGCTCGCCGTTGTTGAGGGTGATGCGGCACACCACGTAGCCGCCGGATTTGGCCGCGGCACGGATCAGCGAGATGGCAGACAGCTGCATGTCGGAGAAGCCGTTCACCGTGACGGTCTGGGCGCCCAGCAGGCCGGCTTCGTTTTGCTTGACGCGGTGCAGCAGCGTGGTGACGTCCAGCTGGTCGGCGGCGCTGTCGCTGATTTCGTACCTGGTGCTGGTGGACAGGGTGGTCCACGTGGCCACGGGCACAAAGGTGCCGCTGCTGAAGGTGCCGTAGCTGGTGGTGTCTTCGGCCTCCAGGTTGATGGTGTTGGCGGCGGGCGAATCCACGCTGAACGCCATGCCGGCAATTTCTTCCATGCCGGCGGTGTCGTCAGACATGTAGCCGATGGTGCCGTCGGTGAGGCCGTGGGCGGTGGAGGTGGCGACGCCAGGCGATGCCTTGGTGATGCCGGTGACGGTTTTGGCCGCCGAGTAGGTGGCCGCGATTTCGACGCGGACGTTGCGGCCGGTTTGGGTTGCCATGGTGGGCTCCTATACAAAAAAGCCCGCGCAGGGCGGGCATGGGTTGGGGATGGGGTGGATGGGGTTGGGTTGCGGAATCAGTCGTCCCACCAGTTGCAGGTGAGCACGACGGCTTCGAGGTCCAGCTCGGCGTCGTACCCGCCGGCGCGGGCGGTGATGTACTGGTGGGCGCCGTCGCAGGCGTTTTGCACGGCGTCGGCCAGGGCTTCGGCGGCGGCGCGGGTGTCGGCCCAGGCCTGGATCTCAAACACGGTGAGGGCGCCGTCGGTGCTGCCGTCCAGGCAGCGCTGCGGCTCGGTGACGCCGCTGTAGACCACGTAGGGGCGGGGCCAGTCTTCCTCAGCGCGATCGGCCGCGATGCGGGTGCCGGCCAGGGCGGTGACCGGGGCGGCGGCCAGCAGCAGGGTTTGCAGGGCGGTGTGGGCGGTGGTCATGGGTTGACGGCGGGGTTGCCGCTGGCGTTGACTTTGGCGAAGTACTTGGCGAGCTGGCGCTCGAAGATGGTTAGGGCCTGCGGCAGCTTGTCAGCAGCCGGGCGCAGGAATGAGCGCGGCGCCATGCGCTTGGTGCCGAACTCCAGGAAGCGCCAATAAAACGGGTCGTTGGGGTTCTTGGCGCCGCGATCGCTGGCTTTGACCAGCTGCCGGGTGCGGACTTTTTTGCCGGTGAACAGCGAGCGTTTGGTGACGCGCCTGTACTTGGCGCCGGGCAGCGGCTTGACGTTGACGAACACACCCACGTCGCCGGCCTGTTTGGCGGCTTTGCTGGTGCGCACGCGGATGGCGTCGCGCACGGTGCCGGGCTTGCGGTACGGGGCCTTCAGGGCGGTGCCGGCACGCAGCACGGGGGCGGTGCGTTTGGCGGTGTCGCGCACTTCGCGGGCGCCGGCCGCCAGGGCGTTGCGCAGCACGCTGGCGCGCAGCTTGGTGGTGAGGCCTTTGAGCCGGGCGTCCAGCTGCTCCAGGCCTTCGACGCGGGTGACTTCAGCGACCATCTTTCACCCCCTGCAGGCACATGATTTCGGTCCACTCCCGCCCCAGCGGCAGGGCGCCGGTGATGTCGTGCGCGCGGCCCTGCCACACCAGGCGCCAGGTGGCGGTGACGTCACTGCGCTGGCGGATGAGCACTTTGAGGCTGGCCTCTTGCTGCACCTGGGCCGCGGCAAAAAACTCACGCGCGGTGAGGGCACGCACACGGGCCCAGACGGTGGCCACGTCCACCCAGGTGATGGTGGCCTGACCGTACACGTCTTGGGTGACGCTGCGGCTTTGCAGGGTGACGCGCTCGGTGAGCTCGCCGGGGTCGATGGGGTAGGTGGACATGGTGCTTCAGAGCCCGTGGATGGTCAGGTCATCCAGCAGGCCGATCATGAAGTCGTTCTCGCGGGTGGGTTTGTCGCTGCTGCCCGAGGCGTAGGCGTGGGAGCGGGCGATGTCGTGCAACATCCAGTTTTTTGCATCGGCGGGCACGGCGGCGCGGGCGGTGGCGGGGTCTGTGCTGGTGCTGTAGCCACAGCGGTACACCACGCGCACGGCGTTGATGGTGCACAGGGTGTCGGGCCAGGAGGTGTTGTAGGCGGGCACGATCCACGGCGGGGTGCTGTACAGATCGACCTTGTAGTCGGCAGGATCAAGCACCACGTCCACGCCGTCGGTGGCGGTGTAGGTGATGCTGAGCACGTCAATGACGGGGGCGCCTTCGAGCTTGATGGCTTTGGGGAAGGCGTCCAGCGTGGCCTGGCGGGTCTGCAGCATGAGCGAGCGGCCGGTGTGGTGCTCGACCCGTTTGCGCGCAGACTGCAGGTAGATCTGAAGGAGGGCGTCTTGAACGGTGTCGTCGATCCTGCACTGCAGCCTGGCTTCTTCCAGGCTGAGCGGCTCGATGCTGGGGGGGGTGATGACGATGGTGCTCATGCCGGTGGCCTGCGGGTGGTGGCGGTGGCCGGCCGCTGGCTGGTGCCGGTGGCCGGGCGGGCGCTGGCGCTGGTGGGCGCGCGCGCGGTGGGAACAAACCCCGGACGGGCGCTGGGCGCCTGGCGCGGGGGGTGGACGGCGCCGGTGACCGGCGCGCGGCGCATGTAGGCCAGCCACGCGGCACTGCCGGCCAGCGCGAAGGCGCCGGGCTGGGGGTATTCGGCAATGTCGTAGCCGGCAATGACCAGCGCACCGGGCTGCAGCAGCGCGATGCGCTGGCGCAGGGTGGTGACGGGCCGGCCGCTGGTGCTGTGCGCACCCGGGGCAGCCACCAGCAGGCGGCTGCCGCTGGCGCTGGACGCCGCGCCGGTGATGACGATGGCGCCCGCCTGCGCGGCCAGCACGCGCTGCAGCGCCAGGCTGGCACCGCTGCCGGCGCTGCCATAGCTGCCGGCCCCCATGCCGAGCTGGCGCGTGGTGCGCAGGCTGGCGGCGGCGCCCGCTGCCGACACGCTGCCGGCGCTGGCGGCCAGGGTGCGCTGGTGCGTGACGGTGGCCCCA